ATGGTTTGCGCCGAACCTAGCTGTGCTGATCTGGCGCGTTCAATGGGATCAATATTTGCACCCGCGTAACGCTCAACCGCACCCAATTGTGCAGCTTGAGGAAGCCCTGTGCGTTCAACTGTAGCGCCGCCGAATGTTGGTGTTCTATCTATTGTTGCGCCGCCATAAGTTGTTGTGGGAGCTACAGTTGCGCCGCCATAGGTTGTTGCGGGTGATACCGTTGCGCCACCATAAGTTGATGTCGGAGCTACAGTTGCACCGCCGTAGGTTGTTGTCGGGCCAAGTTGAGCGCCACCAAATGTAGCTGTTGGGCTTGCACCCGCAGCTTGCATCTGTTGTGGTTGAAAATTTGCAAGCTGGCCCATCGTGCTTTGAGATTGACCTACTGACTGTGCAGATTGTTGGTATATATTAGGTTGTGGCCCAAAATTAGGCGGGATTTCTGGGCCAACTCGCCGTGGAGGCGCAAAATCCCCCCTTTCTGGAATTGAGATATAATTACCCTTTCGCGGAACTCCAAATTCACGCACTGCTGGCTGCATACCACCTTGTGCTGCACCACCGCCCGCAACTCTCTGTCCACCAGCAGATCCACCCATTTCTTCTCTCCTACTTACCGCCCTTGCCGCCTTGAAGCTCAAGGCTGACGGGTTGATTTTCTGGTGCGCGGGAACCCACTTCACCTGTTACGGGGTCAATTCCAAAACTTTCACGGTATTCAGCCTGTGCAGGACGTTCTTCTCTGAACTGGTCAATCATACCCTCAACCATTGGACGCGCTGAATATCCCTGAATACCACCGTCAAATGTTTGAGCCTGCGGTAAATACTGCTGACCGCCAGATGTTGGCATTCCAAACGCGCCAGCCATCATGTCAGTACCCTGAAATGAAGCTTCTTGCATTGGAGAAAAAGACGCTACCTGTGGGCCATACAAAGGCGTGTAAGTATCTTGCAAAGGGGCAAGGTCTGTTGCCATACCAACGCTCTGCTGCATTGCTGTTTCAGCAAATTTAGGAACATATGGTTTGTTTGTTTGTTTACTGCTGCCGCCCATTATGTGGCCTCCTTAACAAAATGAGAATGCAATAACTTCCATCCCATTGGCTCTAATACTTTTTTCCATCCTACACGACCCGTAAGGCTTCCACCAGTACATCCTTGATTTACAGCCCACGCATTCATCGCGTCATTCATATCCTTTAATTGTTCTAATTCACCAGCCGCTAAGAAGATGTTTAAAACTTTCTTTCTAGGATATACCACAATTTCAGTCACCATGCACCCTCTTGGTGCAGGCCAAAACTGCATACTGCTTTCCGCAATCGCTTTTACAATATCCTCAAACTCATGCGTACCGTTACAATACTGCAACGCATCCTCTATATATGGCCTGCAACGCGCCAAGTCATCACTTAACACATAATCGCCAATAACCATTTTCTGAGGCATATCATTCATCCGTGAAGCCTCGTTATTGATAGCGTTGAAGCGGGTATGTTAGGAACAGGTGACGATGCAGCAGTAGCATTTAAGAAACCGGCTGTACTGTCCACCATCCAATTGACCTCTAAATAATCATTCGCCGAAACTGTAAAAACCTGTGTTCTAGCCGTAACCAAAGTTGCGTTGTTTTGATGCAAAGCAGTAGTCATTGCGCTGTTATTAATGTCAGTGCCATTAACGCTAGGCCAGAAATAGAAATGCACAGTGCTTCCTGATGTGGAAGATATTTGCGCTGAAAATGCTATGACGTATTGACCCGCTTCCTCAAACACAATCCTGCTTGCAGGCGTTCCCAAAGTGATCCCTTGATTAGACGTTTCGGCAGTATAAGTCAGCTTATATTCTGTGTTTGCGCTTGCTGCCGTTACATCAGCATTGATGTAAAAGTCACCGTGACCATCTTCTAAAACAATTTGACGCCATTCGCCGTTTTTACTGACAACTGGGTATTCCTTTTCCCGATCATAGAGAATAACGCCATCTTCAGCAGCAGATGAATACTGATCCTTTGCATCCAACTGATTAAGCGCTTTACCTAAAAAACGCCTAATGTTTTCTGCCCACGACCTCGCATCTTCTACAAATGGCGGTACAACTCTCATCGACGCCCACCCTGACGCGCATCCAAACGCATAATTCCTACACGCCAATCAGTATCTTCTACGCCCTCAACGCGCATCCGCACTTGCCTACCTTGAAAACGTACAGATGTAGGATTGCTCATGCTGAACGGCCCGTATTCACGTTCTACTGCATTTGGATAAAAGCGTGTTTTAAACTTAGCGTTTACGTCACCTTGCGTTTTCTCATCAGGAATAAGCTCAACAACATTCATAATGTTTTCGCCTACGCCAATCGCAATTGGGCCTGTCTCAGCGTAAGGTGTAGCGCTGTCGTAACTATATCCGATCTCATGCTCATACAGCGTTCCATCACTTGCAATGAACATTGGAAACCGAAACACACCACGATCCAAACCAGCCGTGCGATCCATTATGCCCGTCATCCAAATGTTTTCTACAAAGTCATATGCAACGTAACGATCACATTCGATGCTGTTTTCGCTGGGATAAAACCACCAAATCTCATTCCAAGCACTATTGACCGTGCATGAAATCTTTGATTTTTGATCCGTGTTCATGTCAGAGAAAACGTAATCTGCAACTTCGCATGGAACGTCTTGAACCCGCCCACCCGCATATGCAAAGAAGCCTCTCTTGCCCATCCAGAATACACCGTTATCAACAGATGCAGCAGCCCTTGCAGCAATTAATCCACACGATGTACCAACGCGCTCAAATCCATATACAAATGGCGGGCCTTGATACGTCATGCTGTGTGCATCCTGATCTGTAAGGATCAAAGATTGGCCGCGTGTACGCAATCCCGCAAGGATCTTGCCGTTTGTCTGAATATTAATATCACCGGCTTGGTTTGTCGCTGCCGCTGTCCAAACTGTGTTATCTTCTTGGGCTGACCATTGGATCTTGCGCGGATCACCACCAGCCCCAAAGCATACTACAAAGCGTTCTTCTGAGACCATCATGCCAGTGCAGTTTGTTGGCGCGTTGGCAATAATTGCAGCATCTGTAGCCGTATTTAACTGCCACTCATACAGCTTCCCGTCATCAGATGACATAGCAAGTAAATATTCACCCCAATTTTCTAACGACCAAGTTGTAGCTGTTTGGATGGTTTCGGTATCAGAACGGGGAATGCCGTATTCTTCGTTTCCGTAAAACCCGCCGCTGTATGCTGTGTTAATGCTTGCATCAACCCTACCCGCTGTCAAACCTGTTGGGGTAATATCAGTTGCTGTATTATTAGCATTGATTGCATAAAGCTTGTTATATGTACCCGCTGCAATCTGGCGCGTTCCATCGTTTTGCTCCCATGGTATCATAGAACGAACAACGCCGCTTAGATCAATGCTACCACGCTGACGCCAGCCGCCTATAGGACGTAAAGCATCCTCATGCCAACGAACTAAATTTATGTCACGCCAGCGACCTTGAGACATATACTCTGTGCCGTTACGATACTGACCCTTTGGGATATTAAGTGGGATTAACGGCATGTAACATCACCTTACGTTTTTACTACCAAACTTGTAGCAGATATGGCCGTACCAGCCAACACACTTGGATCGGCTGCGGTTAAGCCTATCGTTCCATCTGTCTGAACGTAGTATTTCTGACCAGAGGTAAGGCCAGACTGATTTTTATTAACAGCGCCAATAATATCAATCTTTGCAGAAGCCGTATCAACTACAGCCCCCCCACTAGACATGCCAATGTAGTTCTCTGAGGTGAGGGTGGTAGTCGCAGGAAAATATAGCTCAGACCTCAATCTGCTTGCACTTCTGCCCAGAATTGCAACCTTATTAGAATTAGAATCATAAGTTGAGCTAAGTCCAACACCGTCAAATGTGCTAACAACTGCATCCCCAATAGAAATGTCAGTTCCACTAATTGTTCCCAGCTTTACCGAAGTGTTTGAGGCGTCAGAGAAAACAATTACCGTTTGGTTTAGATCGGAATTATATGAAACACTTGATGAGGCGGTATATGGAGCGGTTGAGGCGTACTCAACTGCTGCTCCGTAAGATATTGATGTGCCAGATACAGTTCCAACAACCACCTTTCCAGCATTTGCTGCGCTTGTGTCATGCCACGACAAGATAACCTTATTACTGGTCGTGTCAAAAGTGGAGGTAGGATACCTTTGATAATTTCCCGTCAACACTGTTGTAAGGCTACCGTAAGATATAGACGTCCCAGAAACGGTCCCCACCGCACTATACAAGCCCCAAGAGCTGTCTATAAATGACACTACAATTTTGTTTAAATTGCTGTCAAAGGTAGTTGTGCCGAAGCCTTTTTCGCCCATTGCCGCCCTAGTGGAAACATTTGCCTCAGTTCCAAAACTGACAGATGTTCCAGATATTGAGGCAACTCTTGACGCCATATAATTAGGGGACGTGTCTTTCCTATAGCTTATTACTGTTTTGTCGGCGTTTGAATCATATCCAACAGAAATTGTTTGGGCAGAAGTAAAAAACACTGAACCAGTACCAAAACTTATACTTGAACCAGATATAGTTCCAACTCTAGCAGTGCCATCGTTTGTTGAGCTTTGATTTCTATATGCGACAATAACCTTGCTGCTTCCAGCCTCACTAATGTCAAAGTCCCTAATTTCTCCGCTTTCAAACACCACGGGAGTGCCGAAACTAATCGAACTTCCCGATATTGTGCCTACGGCAACAGTGCCATAATACGAGCTTGACGAATCAGAATACGCAACAACCACTTTGCTTGTTACTCTGCAAAGAGTTGACCTTGTAAAACTATCAATATTCCCAGATGAAATTTGAACAGTTGAACTAAAACCTTCATCCGTTCCAGAAACAACACTTACAGTGCCATCTGCATTCACAACCACAGGCTTACCATTAGGTAACGTACCACTTGCTACTGCCTTAAACTCACCCTCTTGTGCGCCACCAATAACCTTGAGCATGTGTTAGCCTTTCACGATAAGTTTCGTTGCAGATACAGCCGTACCCGCGAATACACTGGGATCTGCTGGTGTCGTACCTAGTGTGCCATCTGTTTGAACGTAGTAGCTCTGACCTGCTGTTAAGCTAGATTGGTTATCGTCTACATCGCCCTTGATGTTGATCCTAGCAGCCTTGCCATCAGGTACGCCACTGGCAGCTATGCCGATGTAGTTCTCGCTGGTAAGGTTAGTGTCCGCAGCAACACTCACAGTCCCATCAGCATTTACAATTACAGGCGTACCAGTGGTTAAGGCACCACTGGCAACA